CGAAACTCTACCATTGCCTCAAGGAACTTTTTATTGTCCACATAGTAGGGTTTTTTTCTTTTTTCTGCTCTTGTTTCTGCCATGTTAATGTACCGTGTTTGCTGATAATTCTATTGGTTGCCCAAACTTTTCCATCCAATGATCATTGACCTCTTCTTCCGTTTCTTCGTCTTCCTCTGTTTCTTTATCGTTACCCTTAAGTGTAGAAAGCGATTTTATATAGTAGGCATCGATGTCTTCATCTACTGCGGCAACTGCAACCACATGACTTGTATTCAGATTGACTAAATTAATACTTCTTGTGAGAGGAACCCAAGTCATTGCAATCATCATTGGTCTTCCAGACGGACCTTCTCCAATTTCAAGTAAAAGAGGTTCAAGAATACTTGTTGTGTTTTCGTCTTGATGCACGATCTCTGCAATGATTGTCTCACCGTTAATTAGTTTTATGATTGAGTTCATTCCCCTACCTTTATGTTGTAGATTTTGTAATCGAATTCTTCTTCGTTGTAAATCTTCACTCGTTCAGCAAAGTGCTTGATCGTGTGGTTATTCCATGACTTGTATGATAAATCGTCTGCGATGTCATAGAGAGTAGCAACTTCCTTGTTGTCACCCTTACGCAATGCTCGTCCTATCGACTGAAGATTGCGAACACGAGACTTAGAGGGGGAAGCAAATATGACATTATGGAGGTTACGAATGTTGATGCCTGTGGAGAAAGTACCGTAACTTGCCACAATAATGGCATTGTCTGATTGCTCAATTCTATGTCTAATGTCTTCTCTTGTAGTAGCATCGATACCCCCATGTACGAAATAAACTTCTTTGCCCGATTCATTTATATCATTGTATAATATTTGACCGTGTTTGTCAACCATCTGATACAACACTAAGGTATTGCCCTCACGTGTAATTGTGAGGTTCTTAATGAACTTGTTACGGTAATCGTTGGCAATGAGAAACTGAATCTCATCCTGATAGTTAGACTGTTTCATCTGCTTACAAGTTCCCTCTGGATACTTGAGCACCAATGCCTTGATACGAAAGTCCGACAGAGTTCCTTTCTCGATCAACTCCTTTGTCTGTATGACCTTCATCACTGAACCGAACAGACCTTCTAATACCAACTTATTTGTCTGTGTCCCGTCAAGTGTTCCGGTCAATCCGAATCGCCATTTACACTCATCAAGTTTGGTCATGATCTTAGTGAGAGAGGTTGCCTTAAACTGATGTGCCTCGTCACCGACCACTACATCGAACTGGTCAAACCACTTCTTGGGTTGCTTATAGATGGACTGCCATGTGCTGATAAAAATTTGTGCTTCTGGGTTGTTTTTCTCTTGACCTTCCATGATAAGGTGTGTATAATAAAACTGTTGGTTTTCAGAATACTCTATAAAGTCCGTATTCATTTGATGCACCAAAGAGGTAGTGGGTACGATAAGTAGTGCCTTCTTCTCACCATGAGAGAGTAAGTATTTAAGGATACAATAAATGATGAATGATTTACCAGACGCAGTAGGTGAAAGGATTAACGCACGATGAACACGCAAGGCATGAGCAATTGCTCTGAGTTGGTAATCTCTGGGGATGTACTTACCTTTGAACAGTTCTTCCAACTCATTAAGAGCGATGTCATCAACATGATCGAGTCCCCCATGTACGACACATTCATAGTCCCTATCTTGGCAAAACTTTTTGACACGAGCAACGAGACCTTTATAGAGTGTATGACTCGCAGTATTGAACAGTCGTATTTTACCATCCCACATGCGATTTTTATATGAAGGCATGAACTTAGCACCCGGAACCTCAAAGGTGAAGTAGTCAGAGAGTTCTTGCCCCAACCCTCTGTCACACTCAATTTTTACATTCACTTCATCTTTTGGAAGGATGTCAATTCTATCCATTCGTAAATCTTAACCAATCAATTGCATTTTTAATTTGGAATCCACGGTTGTTAATACTCTTGAGAATTGCTTCAAGGTAATTGACCTTTTCTTGTTGGAGTGCTAACTTGAGGTTTAGTTCGATGAAGTCATCATCAGACTCAATATATGTATCTACTTCGTTCTTGAGGATTTTCTTGTAGAACTGATCGCGACCCAACTCCTCTAACTCTTCTTGGTCTAACTCACCAAGGTAATATTCATTAAGAAGTCTTTTCCGTTTATTGCGTTGTGCGAACATTCTTTTTAACTGCGCGTTTTCTCCCATGTAGATTTTGAGATATTTGTTATGGATGACAGGAATCTTTGTAGACTCTTCACCTAACTCAGTCTCATCCATACGGCAGTCTTTGTCCCACTCGGACACAATGTCTTCAATTCTCATGATAAATCCACAGGTAAAATAATATAAAGTATAACAGATTATACGATACTTGTCAATTCATACTTACGATATGCAAAGGATGCTGTACCTTGTAAAAACTCTACATCAGTCCCAGTAATATCAAAATCTAATTGACCAATAGATACAGGATACATGTCTATAAACTTAACCTCGATATTTGGTTGATAGGATGAAGTTGTTATAATTAATGTCGCATCGGAATAAACCTCACCAATAGGTTGAATTCCTCCCTTTTTTATGCCCGCATATTGCTGAAAATTATCTGGATATCCTAGACCAATTATCCAATTATAAATTTCTAGAAAATTTTTCATATCCTCATCGACTGTAAAATTAATTGATAAAGGACTAAAGGTAAGTTTGTCACCGGGAACAGGCAATTTAATAAAAGTATTTTCCACACTATCTATTTGCCCCATAGTAATATCTGGGATAGAAGCAGAAGTGCAAAAATAATTAACATTAGGCAGTTTCTTTACAGAAAACTTAAATCCTAAAGGAGATAAAAAACTTTTATTATCAGGAGTGTTTTGTAATGCCATTTTAATTCCTCACAAAGTTACTACTATTTATAAGGCAAAAAAAGGGGGACTTTCGTCCCCCCTAATCCGGTAGTTTAGAACTACTCTTTTTATTACATCAAGTTTGCAACCTTGACCAAACGGTAGTAAAGGTTCTTCTTAGCAAAGGCAATTGCACCGTCTGCATTAGAAGTAGCAAATGGGTTTGCAACCATTCCGTAACGAGTCTTGAACCCGATCTTAGGTTGGAATGTATTCTCACCAACCGCACGAACCATCTGGAGTGGTACGTATGGGCAGTAGAACAGACCTGCGTCAAACGCATTGCTTCCTTTGTAACCAATTGTGTAGTAGTTATTGGTTGCATCTGAGAAGTATGGATCAATGTATACACGGATACGACCGTTCAAGACACCTGCGAATGTGTTGCCTGTGTCATCAACTTGCAAGTTGTTAGACAAAGCAGGAGTATAATCAAGAACACCTGCCATCTGAAGTGCTGAAGCAACATCAGAAGAAGTGATCATCATATTACCCTTACCACGACGAGTTGCTTTCGCAATTTCGTTCGCATCACGTTCGATTTGGAACATCAAACCTTTGAACTTCTCTGCCATCCAACGACCGTTAGAGTCGGTGTCAAGATCGAAAGTACCGGCCGTAGTGACATTGATCTGAGCACCTGCAGTTGCTGTATAGTTGATTGTACGAACAACTTCACGGTTGATTTCAGCAAGAATTTCAGCAGACAAGATGTTTGACAACTCTTGCTCTGCATCCAGACCGTGGATTGCTTTGAGGTCTTGTGCAAGTTCCATTGTGTATTCTGCTTTCAGAGCACGAGTCTTAGCAGTTACTGAAACTTTCTCGATTGAGAATGCCATCTCTTGGAAAGAGTTCTGAGAGTCGTCTCCCAATGCTTCTCCAGTTGCTGTTGACATACCTGTTGATACAGTATATCCAGAACCTGAAGCACGATCATTAGGATCAGTACCAGTTGCACTTGTACCTGCAGATCCGTCGATTGCAACTTGTGAATTAGTGTTAGCACCTGCTGATGCAGAGAATGTAGTATCTGCTTCGTTGAACAGTGCTTCTGTGCCAGATTGGTTGCTATAACGAGAACGCATTGCAAAGATCAGTCCAGTAGGACCAGTCATTGGTTGAACACCACAAATGTCGTATGCAATCAGATTAGGCATAGAACGACGAACCAGTGAAATCAGTACTGGATCGAATGTGTCGATAGAACCATCAGCTGCTACAGAAGATGAAGCGCCCATTGCGTTAGTTGGTGATGCTTCTCCAAGTAACGTAGTAGTGTGCGATCCGCCTTGATGAATTGCTTGTTCACGAGCAGATTGATATTGGTTTTCCAGAAGTTGGGCAGTTACTGTACGCTTATGTGCGTCCTTGATTGGTTCAAGGTCAGCATGCTCAAGAACTGGTTGCCACTTTTGAATAAGAGCATCAGTTGCCATTTTTATTCTCCTTTCGGTTTTTACCTAGTAGTTATATTTAGTATTATTTATAAATTGTTACTTTTTAATCGACCGACTAATAGCATCTGTAAATGCTTTCATTTGTGGATCAATCTGAACTTCGTTTTCTTCATCCAGTTCAACTGGTTCTGAGTCGAATGAAGTATCTTCAGAAATAACTTCTTCTTGTGGGAAGTAGTTTTCTTTGATAGTCTCCAACTTCTTCGCATAGTCTTCGGCAGAATCAAACTCAACACCTTCAGCGAGAGATTGCATCTTGACTACTTGAGATTCAGTTAGACCTTCAGTTACATCGCGCAGAATTTCTGACTTTTTAGATTCAATGATTTCCTTACGAGATACGATGTTCTTTTCGACTTCTTCACTTAAAGATTCTTCCAGCTCAGCAATCTTTGATGCGAGTTCGTCAACAAGGTCAACTTTCTCTTCTGGAATGTCAATATATGATTCAGTAAATAAGTTACGCAGACCTACCATAAAGTTTTCTGCGATTTCTGAACGAATGCCTTGCTCAACTGCCAGTTCATTTTCTTTCATCCACTGCTCAACTACATATTCCATGTAGTCATCCAATCGAGATGTCAATGACTCAACGATTTCTTCTTTCTCTGCTTCCATTTCTGCTTCAAGATCAATGGTTACTGTTTCCAGAATTTCGTTGACCTTTGACACAACTGCCGCTTCAAAGATAGTAGTTGCTTTAGAAGTGAAGTCTTCTGACAGGTCTTCACCTGCGAACATTGCTTCAACATCTTCTGCGACATTTACATCTTCAGCAGAGACTTTCTTAATTTCTTTGATAGAAGTTACTGAGGAATTTTCTTCCACAGACTCTGACCTCATTCCACCACACATTGCTTCGTATGCCGCTTTCAGTTCTTCTTTCCTCAAGTTTTGCATATGCGCCATCGCTGCTTGTAACATAGCAACCTTAGTCTTTGGCACTTCTGATGATGAACGTTTCGGTGCCGATTTCTTTTCTTTATCGGCATCTTTTCCTTCAGCACCGGGTGCATCTACCTCTTTTGTTGTTGGATCAGGCACTTCGGATGGATCTCCTAGAGATGCTTTCACCTCTACGATTTGTCCTTCTTCCTGTTCCAACATTTCCATTTCTTGATCGGACATGTTGTTATCTCCTTTACGGTTTAGTCATTTATAATGTATTTATAAAACTTAAAGTTTCGATAGAAAATTCTTAAAAATCCGCAACTTCGTTTCTTCTAAATCACGAGAAGATGCCTTAACGACTTCTTCTTTGTAATCTGCGATAGATGCTTCTTTGATGAGACCATTGTCCCAAATCCACTCCTTACCTTCCATAATACCATTGACAAATGCATCTGGTGCTGATGGATCAGCAACAATGTCACCTGCTGTTGCAAGATAGAAATCCCCTTGAACCTCATTCACACCTTGACGATTTGGTTTCAAAGAACCCATGCCACGAGAAGACACTGCTAACTGTCCCCCATCGTCCATGATGCCCTTAACAATCGCACCCATTGGTGTTTCTGCTAAAATCTTTGCACGACCTCTGAAGTTTGCTCCGTCACGTTTCAAATCAGTAATTAAATGAGATACTCGTTCAAGATTAATAGTCGGTCCACTTGGATGACCTAATTCTCCATATGCACGATTTTTTTCAACATACTCTTTGTTATATCGTTTTACTTCTTTATCTAGCACTTCGGCAGGATACATACGACCATTACGGTTCTTGATGTCGCCTTGCATGAAGATACCTTCGATAAAGTAGTTCTTTTTACCGTCTTCTTTTGCCTCAGAGATATACTGAATATCTTCATTGAGTTCTGTGATCAGTTTCATTTTAGTATCCCGTAGAAGAAATATGAGTACCGAATAAAGTAGTTGCTCCACGCAATCCTTGCCCGATTTCTAAATGAATTACTTGTCCACCACCTGCGGGAATATAAACACTTCCTATATCACCATCGTCATCTGCATTTCGGACAGTAACTAATGATGCTGTTGATGTGTTAAAAACATACACTGATGTGGCATTTTTAAAATTAGTGGTTCCAGTTGCAAGTGCTGTTGCCGTACTTAATACTTTCATTACTTACCTCCGAACGCAACGTCCATTAATTTCATGAACACTTCTGGAGACTTTTCAATCTGGTCTTCCATTTTTTTCTTGTTTTTGTCGTTGATCTTCTTGTAAAGATTAAGCATTGCGTTGGCAGTTGTCATATCTATCTTTAGTGTCTTACCGTTTTCAAACTTAACTGAACCTGTTGACTTTTTGTCAACGATATTTTTTAAACCGTCCATGACTTTGCCCTCAGTCAAATCGAGTGACTCCAACTCTTCTTTGAT